CTACCGGTTACCGCCGGGAATATCTCCCGGAAAGCCTCGCGAACCGGCTTCATCAGGGCGATCAACGCGGTGAAGGAGTTACCAATCGCGTTGATGATGGCCGTACGACCACCTAATTCCTTCCAGTCAGCCAGAACCTTGTTACGGGCGTTGGCGGATGTCTGAACGAATCCACCGAGAACGTTGTTGACGTTGGTGAACAGCGTCCTTGCTTCGCCGAAGTCACCGAAGATCGTCTGCCAGGTCTGGGTCCAACCCGAGCCCACTGACTCCTTGATGGTGCCGAGAAGCTGAGACAGGGTCTTAACCTGCGTCGCGGCGTTCTTGGCCATCTTGGCCTGGTTCTGGATTGCCGTGATCTCAGCAGCGTTGAAGCCCTCGGCCTTGAGCTGTGCGTCAGTCAGGTCTCCCGTGAACTGTGCCAACGTCTTGGTCAACACGTCCGACGTCAACCAAGACTGCTCGCCGGGCTTGGCTGTGATGGACTCTCGGAAGGACTTGCCGCCGATGGTGACGTTCTTCATCGAACCGGTGAGCTTGACGGCGCCCTTGTCGAGCGTCCCAACCTTCTCGGCTGTCTGGGCCAGAGCTCTCTGGAATACGGTGCCACCCATACCGGCGTTGACAACCGAGTTCCAGTCCTCGAGCGATACCCGTCCGGCAGAAATAGCCTGCGACAGCTGGTACATCGCCGTAGAGGCCTGTTGCGAGTTCGAGCCAGACAGAGCAGCCAGGTTGGCGATACCCTTGATGGACTGAACCGACGCTTCCAGACCAACACCAGCAGCGGTGAAGGTACCGATATTCTTCGCCATCTCGGAGAAGTTGTAGATCGTCTGGTCGGAGTAGTGGTTCAGCTCGTTCAGGGCTTTATTGACGTCTTGGAGGTTGGTGCCGGCCGCCGCGGTGTTCGACAGAATCGTCTGAATCGCGTTGAGGTTGGTCTCGTACTCATGGAAACCGTCGAGAAGGGGGCCAAAGCTGAGACTCTTCAGCAGGTTCTGACCGGCAAATACCGCCTGGCTGCTGATGGTGGAGAGTGCCGCAATGCCGACGACACCCATCGCCTTGAATTTTCCGGAAATGGCATCGACACCCGAGGCGATTTTGGACAGAGCACTAGATTGCCGGCCGGCGGCAGCACCAACCTGATCGAGCCCCTTGGTGCCCTCCGTCATCTTCAGCTTGCTGTTGAGCTGGTCGAGCTTGGTCAAACTGGTATTGATACCGGAGAGGAACTGGTTGCCGTCGAACTTCATTGCGACAATGCGTTCTTCGATGGAACTCATGAGGAGGTCACCGCCTTCCAGACTGCTTGTTCGATCTGGTCAAATATGGGACGCATTGCAGGGTTGATGTAATCGCGCCCTTGGACGTAGCCGCCGGTTCCCGTGGCATATCCGTACTGAAGCATAACTGCCACAGGGAAACCGTTCTCGACGTCAGTGTTAAACCAGGAAATGGTGAGATTGACACCAGATCTTTCAATCTTGTAATCCCACGATCCAGCGGCTAGACCAGACTCAGCCGGAGTCGCACGCGCCAGAGCATCAGCCCCAGCACGTGCGAAATTGTCGAGTCCCGGGTAAATATCGCCCTTGGCCAGCTTCCTAAGGAACGCTTCCGTTCGTTTGGTCGATCCACTCATCACGAACGAAATCACACTGACTCCTTAGAATATGCCTAGCTCGGCGTCACCCAGACGTTGCCGGATCGGACTTTCACAGCGGTTGGCGTTACCCAGACATTTCCCGATCGGATTTTCACAGCGGTTGGCGTTACCCAGACGTTGCCGGATCGAATTTTGCCAGGAACGGCGGGGGCCGTGAAGGCGAAATATGAAGCGTCGTCGAAGACGCCGACGAAGGTCGAGCTTGTCCCGACACCGCAGGTCAAAGAAATCCCAACAGCCGTCTTGGCGAAGGTCCCCGAGACGACGCAGTTGCCCATCTCGGTCCAGGTTATTCCATCCGCAGACTTGTAGAAGTGGATGACATTATCTGCACCGAGATTGCCGAGACCAAACCAATTGCCCTGGGTCCAGCCCGTCCACAGATTGGTTATAAGTATGTTCTTAGACGCAACCGCGGCAGAACCTTGAGGAATGAAATCCCACGTCCCCAGCGCGATGTCGTTGTAGATCAAGACCATGTTCCCGGCTGAGTCAGACGCACCGAAATACATATCTGGTGCGCCAGCAGTCGTGCCAGTGTTTGACACCTTGATGCCGATGATGCCGGTTGCGATGTTACGATTCGCGATCGATCGAGCCTCAGGATATCCCGTCAATGCAGCAATTCGCAGAGCTGCGCTTGTCTCGGTGATTCCCGTCGTTCCAGAAGGACTGGACCAAATCGCCGTGTTGTATGAGTTGTCATTGAAGTTATCAATGACGGTTTGTGCGTACGGCATCGTCTACCTCACTTAGATGGTGAACCAGATTGAGCCGTTCGGAACCACGCCTGGATCGCTGGATCCCATGTAGATGTTCCCGCCATCGACGTCGACGTACGTACCACCCGACAGTTGTAGCAGATTTGGGAATTCTCCAGAGGCAGCGATGTCGGTCGCCAACTGCGCCATCGTACGGTTGATCCAGGCGCCGGACTTTCGTTGGATAATGTCGTTATCCGTTGCTGAAAGCCCTGCGATCGCCGTGAGATCTGAATCGAGAGGTTGGAGAAGAGCTCGAACAGCAGCCAAGTTGGCCGGCGTGATGGCCCTCGTGGTGTCTGTTCCCGTGGTTGCTTCGGTGTCTGTTGCCAGCTCGACAAGGCCCTTGGCCGTCGCTGAGGCGACCAGTGAAGCCACCAAAGCGGTGTTGGCAGCTGAGATAGCTGCGTCGACGGCTGCCTTGGCTGCTGCCGGCGTGACTGCACGAGAAGTATCCGTTCCCGTGGTTGCTTCGGTGCTGGTGGCCAGTTCGACGACGCCAGAAGCCGTGGTGGTTGCGGCAGCTACGCCTGGAATAACACCGCCATTGACGGTGTCTCCGGCCTGAGTTGTCAGAACCAGCTGGTTTGAGCCATCAACATCGACGCCCACCACAGCAGGACCCAACAACTCAAGGATCTTCGCAGCGGTATAGCTGGTGATTTCAGCCACGGTATCAATCCTTTCTTTATGAGGTGATGGTGAAGGTGTCTGGGTCGACCATGCTCACCGACGGCGAATCCAGAACGAATGACCCTGAGGAATCCACTACGAGAGTTTCGTTCGGAGCGATGACGGTATAAGTACCGTCGCCGTTGTCGATCAGCTCCATCGTCAGGGGATCGTCGAACAACGTGATCAGCTCATCGAAGGTGGGGATTCTTGGAGAATCCATCACACTTCCGTAGAGCATGTTCTCGACATCCAGCAGTTTCACCGGATGCGTGTATCGTGAATCGATCACGATATGAGCCGTACGCCCGTAGCCAGTAATGGTCGGCGGGCAAGCGGTGATCTTCCAGGTGAAATCTGCAGGCTCTGCCGAGTCGCTGAGGGTGTTGTTCGACCGCTCAGAAGGAGAGGCGAGAGCATTGGTAACGATGTGAATCTTGTAGGCGAAGTCCACACCTTGGAGATCGTTTCCGATCTTGGTTCGATAGGAAAGCCCGAATGGTTTCCTTCGCTGGTGTGTCACGTACAAGCCGGGTCGAGCTTGAGCACTACCATCACATACGCCGAACTCGTCGGGATACGTGAAGGCTTTGATGGTAGCCTCAAATTCTTCAACGGCTGGGAGATTCAGATATTTCACACCGTCGATGTAGAAAGGCCTGGGCTCTCCACCAGAAGGACTCTCGACGACAGAGGAAAGTCCTATCCAGGGCACTCCCGGAGCTGCGCCGACGTACAGAACACCACGATCGACGCCAGCCTCGTACAAACGAGAACCGGCGGTGTTCCATGCAATTCTCGTCATGTCATCCCCTGGTTCCCAATTGTTTCTTACGCTGAGCGTTCAGTTCTGCTTGCTGTCGTGCAGCCTCGGAGCGGCTGACTTTTGTGGGAGTCTTGGTTTGCTCGTTGCACACCTTGATGAGCGTGAACAACTCATTGAGGTGCCAGTGTTGTGTCTCGAATGGGATCCGAAGATGGACCATCCAGCCGTAGATCACCGCCGCTGTGATGATCTGACGTGACCCCCCAGTCGGTCGATCCTTGGTTTCTTTGAACCAAGTCGCGGATCGCTTGGCATTGATGTAGTCCTGAACCGCGTCGTAGTTGTTCTTCGAAAGCTTCTGGAAAATTTCTCCCTGGGGATTTTTTGTCCGAAGCATGCACTTCTCGATGTAGAACAAGACCTCTTCTTCGGTCTTCTCCTCGGCATTGAGGAATGGCTTCTCGAAGTGTGACTCCCATTTCGACAAAGAAGCCAGAGAGTGC